GAGTTTTATATTTCACTTCTGGATCAGTGGATAAATATAGAAAAACCAAAATTTGTAGCTTGAAAAATGGTTGCAAAAGTGATATAATTATAGATTAACTAACAGTGTAACCATGAGTATTGAATTCAACAAAATGAATAGCAGCGAAGAAGGTACGGCCATGATTGTGGACTGTCTAAACTTGGGTTTTAGATGGAAACACAGTGGAGACCATAACTTCTTAGAAAGCTACAAGCAAACCATTGAGAGTCTAAAAAAGAGTTATAAAGCTCAATATGTTATATTGACTTGTGACAGTGGTAGTAGTAGCTATCGTAAAAATATCTATCCTCTCTACAAACAGAATCGTAAAGATAAGTACGAGACTCAAACTCCAGAAGAGCAAAAGGCTTTTGAAATTTTCTTCAACGAGTTTCACAGAGTTATGGAAAATTACGAGTTAGAGAGTAACTATCCAGTATTACGATTTAACAAGTGCGAAGCAGACGATATTGGTGCCTACATTGTAAAGAAACGCAAAAAGTTGGGTTTGAAAAAAATTGTCCTAATTTCTAGCGACAAGGACTGGGATCTTTTGATCAATCCTGATGTAATGCGGTTTAGCTATGTTACTCGTAAAGAAGTGACTTGGAGCAACTGGAGCGATCACTACGATTATCCTCAAGAGCATCACATCAATATCAAATGTCTTATGGGCGATACAGGAGACAACATCCCAGGTATTGAAGGTGTAGGGCCAAAAAAGGCGCAAACCATAGTGGAAAATTATGGCAGCGTTATTGATATTGCAGAAGCCCTGCCTATCGACAGCCGCTACAAGTATATGCAAAATTTAAATAGTTTTGGCAGCGATGCCCTACTAACAAACTACAAGTTAATGGATCTTTTAGAGTTCTGTGAAGATGCTCTTGGGCCAAATAATTGTGAAATAATAGAGAGAGTATTGAATGAATATATTAACTAAATTGGAGCTTCCCGGATGTATGCCTACAAGATCCAATCCAACCGATGCTGGATTGGACTTGAGAGCAAAAATGACCTATACTTTGCAGATGGGTCAGAGAACACTTGTTGGTACAGGAGTGAGTGTAAAGATTCCTGTTAATCATGTTGGCCTGCTATTTCCACGTAGTTCACTCAGCAAACAGGGAGTTACCATGACCAATTCTGTAGGAGTGATAGATAGCGACTACAGAGGAGAAATCATGGCATCACTCATTTTTAATGGTGTACCAGGAAACTGTAGTGAGTTAGATATTGTAGCTGGCGAACGAATTGTTCAGTTAGTAATAGTGCCAATTCTACTAGTTACTCCTCTCGTAGAGGACTGGTCAGATGAGGTGTGGAATGATACACAAAGAGGTACGGGCGGATTCGGCAGTACCGGAAAGACTTAAAAATGAAACCTAGTACAAGAGCAGAAGTAATTACTCGCAGGACTTACAACCGCCCCATAGACGATACAGGCAAAAACTTTGAAACTTGGCAAGAAACAGTTGCCAGAGTTGTAGATCACCAAGCTTGGTTGTGGGAAAGAGCAGTTGATCGCGAATTAAACGACCAAGAGTATGCAGAACTCTACGACCTAGAACAATTGATGCTGGATCGTAAAGTTTTGATGAGCGGCCGTACCTTGTGGTTGGGTGGTACAGATGTTGCCAAGACCCGAGAAGCGTCGCAATTTAACTGCAGCTTTACCTGTGTTGAAACTGTATACGACGTAGTAGACGTATTATGGTTGTTACTGCAAGGCTGTGGTGTAGGATTTAAACCAGTTGTAGGAACCCTGAATGGCTTCAGCAAGAGAATCAAAAATATCAAAACAATCAGAAGTGTTCGTACAGCCAAGGGTGGTTGTGAGCACAATGTTGAATCCTGGAATCAAGATACAAAAACCTGGACTATACAAGTTGGTGATAGTGCCGAGGCTTGGGCAAAGAGCGTTGGAAAACTACTGGCCGGCAAGTACCCAGCAGACACTTTGGTATTGGACTTCAGTCAGCTTCGACCAGCAGGAGAAAGGTTAAAAGGTTATGGATGGATTAGTAGTGGTGATGAGGCGATTAGCGTGGCTTATAGTGCTATTGCCAATATTCTTAATGGTCGTGCCGATAGTCTTCTTACTCGGATGGATATTCTCGACATTATTAATTGGCTCGGCACTATATTGTCTAGTCGTCGGAGCGCTGAAATTGCACTTTTCGAATATGACCAACCAGAATGGGAAGAATTCGCAGTAGCTAAGAAAGATTGGTGGTTGCATGGTAATGTACACCGTCAACAGAGCAACAACTCTCTTATCTTCCGTAAAAAACCTAGCTGGGAAGAGTTAGGAAAGATTTTTGATCTAATGCTGGATGCCGGCGGATCAGAGCCTGGATTCATCAATGCTGTTGAAGCAACTCGTCGCGCACCTTGGTTTGCAGGAGCAAATCCGTGTGTAGAAATTCTCTTGGGCAACAAGAGTTTCTGTAATCTTACAGAAACGGACATTGGCAAGTTTAAAGGCAATAATGCAGAAATGCACGAAGCCATCAGGCTGGCAGCCAGAGCAAATTATCGTCAGACCTGTGTTAACCTACAAGACGGCATTCTACAAGAAAGTTGGCACCTAAACAACTACTTCTTGCGTTTGTGTGGTGTTGGCTTAACAGGTATCGTAAAGCGTCCTGACATGACGGGTTACGACTACGAGTATCTAAAGCGTACTGCAGTGGCTGCTGCTATTGGAATGGCTGATGAATTGGGCCTTCCACGCCCTAAAAACATTACCTGTGTCAAACCAAGTGGTACCTTGAGCAAGATCATGGATACCACAGAGGGCGTTCACAAACCGCTGGGTAAGTACATTTTCAACAATGTACAGTTTTCAAAACATGATCCAGTTGTGGACAAGCTGAGAGCAGCCAACTATCAGGTAATTAATCACCCCACAGATCCTAGTGGTGTTTTGGTTACTTTCCCTGTTAAGTGGGATGACGTACCGTTTGACAAAGTAGACGGCAAAGAGGTCAACTTGGAAAGTGCTGTATATCAGCTGGAGCGTTACAAGATGATCCAGACCAGCTGGACTCAACAAAATACGTCGGTAACTATCAGTTATGATCCGTCTGAAGTAGACGCTATTAAAAAGTGGCTGCTTGATAACTGGGATTGTTATGTTGGTGTGAGTTTCATCTATCGCAGCGACCCAACAAAGACTGCAAAAGATTTAGGTTATCTCTATCTGCCGCAAGAAGTAGTTGATGAGCAAACCTATCAAGAGTACGTGGCCAAGTTGCTACCAGTAGACATTAATCATGCCAACAGTTTCGATGAGATTGTTGGAGAGGATTGTCTAACAGGAGCTTGTCCAATCAAGTAATAAAAAAGCCCAGTAGAAAATCTACTGGGCTTTTTTTATTTCCTGAGCTTTTTACTTTTAATATCTTGTTTTATGGTGTCATTAAAGAGATACAAACACATAACGGCTAAAATTATATTGCTTAAAATTTCTCCTAAATCACCAATATTGCTGTAACTAAAATAGAACTCTGATCCAAGAGTCCACTCACACACTATAGTAGTGGCTACAAATAAACTCATTAATCCTATATACCATAGTGGAGTAATAAACCAGTCACTTAAAAATCTACAGTGTATAGCAGAGTAAATGGTTCCAATAAAGATTGCACTATGGCATACAAAATTAATTGGTAATTCCCAAGAGATTAGAAAATCATGTACACTTACAATCATTTTTTATCTTCTTTCTTTAGTAAATTACCGACAGTGTCTTTTACGACCTCTACTATGTCTCTTTGCTGATTGCGATGTAGGAAGTTAGCTACCATTCCTAAAACCGTGTAGGATATAAATCCCACAGAAAAGCCTGCCATGAGCTGGGTTTCCCAATTATTAGAAATTTCTAGCATAACAAGAAGTGGCTGGGCAAACACCATAGCGCTTCCTACACTTACACCACCCCTGATAAAGGCTTCTTTAATAGTCTGCGGTTTTATAAAAGTCAAGATGGCAAATCCGCCAAATAAACCACCAATCATACTGGCAATTTTTGCTGATATATAACTTGTAGGATCTACCATATGGTACCTCTTTAGTCTTTTCGATCTCTCATTATTTGATCGCGTTTAGATCTGGCCCAAGTTTGACCACCGTCTCCACCCCACAAGTCCCAAGCCACACGACCTGCTGAAGGAAATCCCTCTTCACCACTATTAAAACCGGTGGCTCTTTTGTCTACTTCGTGACGACTAAAAAATGAGTGCATGCGAAGCACCGTGGAGGCAGTGAGATTTTCGCGATTTGCGAGTTGGTTGGCTCTGGCTAACCCCACGCGGGTTCCACCAGCTTTACCTTCTTTTTTCCATTTTAAAGCTCTGCGAGCTGCTGAGGCCATTCCAGATGTAGGTTTGTAAGTGATGGCGGCTTTTTCAAAATAAGATTTATCTAATGGTTGATGCTCTTCTGGAGGTTCTTCCTCTTCATACTCTTCTTCTGTTTCCCACTGGTCGCACACTCGGATAGGACTAATAGTCATATTCCAACGTTTGCAGTACCACACGGGCATGCCATCTACGTCTACAAATTTAGGAGTAACTGTAAGTTGACCCTCTGTCCATTCACCTAGGGGGCCATCTATAATACAGTCTTGGGTTTCTGGCGAACGGTCGTGGTGGTGGCAACTGGCACACACTCTCATTCTAGCCTGACCCTCACTTACTCCCCACAATTCCTGTTTCTTTTCCCAAAATTCAGGATTGCTGTCGCGACTTTCAGCAGGACCATAGTTGGCATACTGAATAGCGGCCAAGTGATTACTTAAATTAATGTCTTCATACATAGTACCCACAGGGCATAGCTCTTTTGCCATTTTTAATTCCTATACGCCAAAATTATTTGTTTACACATACGACTACGAACAATATCTTCGTCTTCAAACTTTACTACACCCACACCGTGAATACCGCTCAAACGGTCAACAGCATCCTGAAGACCTGAGTCATGGATATCGCTCTGATCTGTGTCTCCACTGATAATCATTTTACAGTTGCGACCTATTCTGGTAAGCATCATTTTGAGCTCTGTTTTGGTTGCATTTTGTGCTTCGTCTACTAAAACGATGCAATTATCAAAAGTGGCACCTCTCATAAATCCCAGAGGACGTGGCTCAATGGTTTTGGATTTCAGAGCATATTCGTAGAAGCCCTTGCCTAGCGAACGTGTAAATACCTGATCAAAAGGTTCCAGATAGGGCTCGTATTTTTCTTCAAGTGTACCTGGTAAAAAGCCCAGGCCGCGGCCGGTTTCTACGTTTGGTCTTGTTAAGATTATTTTGCTGCAGCGACGATTGAACAGTTCACCTGCAGCATAACTAGCTGCAATATAGGTTTTGCCAGTACCTGCACTACCTATACCAAATGTTATGTCATTTGTTTTAATAGAATTTAGATACAAAGACTGTATCTCATTTAGCGGTTTGAGTTCTTGTGGCTCAATATACTCCTGTTTAACACTGGGTTGCTTACGGGCCTTCTTTCCGCTTGATACTGCCATAAAATTCCTTGTTATTTTAGAAGTGTACTTTCTGCCTGTCGGCGTCTTGTCAAGCCTGGAAGTACGATTCCTTTGGCTTTATTCCACTTCTTTATTTCCTCACTTGCTTCAAACCAGTCTAGTTCATTTACCCTCTTACGAAGAGTACTAATTCTATAATTTCCCAGACCGCAGTTATAACAAAAACTGAGTATTGCTGCTTGTCGGCGAGGAAGTTGATCTTGGAGTGTGGGACTAAGTCCCAACATTCCTGTTACAAACTTATTGACGTCACCTTCCAATCTGTTGTCGGCCTGTTCTCTGGTCCATACTGTATTGGGGCCGATATCTGGTCCAGTACTGCCCCAACCTATGGTCCAGGGGCGCCCTGCTTCAGTTAACTGTTCGGGAGTCATCTGAGAGATTTGTTCCCTAGAAAACTTGCCTCTGGCCAAGGGACTAGCTGGATCAGGATAGCTCTTACACCCACCATCTGGTAGTTTGATGTGGTAACCTTCAAATGGGTGTAACAACAATTCAGTACAAAATTTTATAGCTTCTTTCATTGACTGCGCTTTTCTAGGGGTCTACCCAAGAACCAGAAGGTTAAAATCATGTTTAACATAGCAAAGTCATCTGGAGTCCAGTGATTTTTTGCAATATCTATCCAGCCAGCACCGGTACTAATGGCATGTGAGATTAGTACTATTTTTAATACTACATACATACCAAATATGGTATAAGTTACTACTGGTCTTACTAAGGCACTCAGCGCAGACACCCAGCGATAACTCTTGCCGGCCTCTTCACTTTGACTTTTAAAAGCGTCTGCAATAGCACCTGTTTGAGCAATACTGTAATCTATGTACTTCTCTTCTAGTTTGTTGCTTCCACGAACTTTTTCCAAGTCTGTTTGAAGTTCAAACATTTTTAATTCGTGAGCTCTGTCATTCTTTTTATCAAAAAATTTTAGCACTTCTGGGGCAAGGCGGAATAAGCCGCCAAACAAGCTGCCCAATAATCCACTAGCTGCAAATTCTAGCATGTTTATATCCTTGAAAAAATAGGGGGAGTAGATCCCCCTATTTTATTTATCGGTTTCTGGTGCAGGTTCCACTTCTATTTGATAGGTAGTTACCACACCATCTTCATCTTCATAGCTTTGAGCAAGAAATAGAGCACCTTCTGGTGTACGAAAATATACTTCACCTGTTTTAGCTGTTGCCATGATAACTCCTTAATCGTGAGCTTTGAGGGTCAAGTTATTGAGTGTAGCACCGCTACCTGCAGTAGATACACGCACTCTCATTAATTGACTGTTAACATCAACCACAGTGAGTTGAACAGTAGAAGAAGCAACACCAGTTAAGGGAGCTCCAATCGCATACCATGTAGCGCCTGAATCATCACTACCCTCAATTTGGAAATCAGGTGCTGTTGTAGTAATAGCACCCATATTTACTACGAGTTGAGTTCTATTACCACAATCTGCAGTATTAAGAGAAGCTGTGACGGAGTTCAAAGTATTGATAGCTAAAGTACGATCAATAAGCTGACGTAATACTCCACTATTAGCACTCGACTGCAGACGGTTTATCGCACGAGTAAACGAAGGTGTTGTGCCACTGACAGTTTGTACATAGCGGACACGGTTGCCAACCATTCTGATCAGTGGACTACGATAGATACCGGTGGCAGTAATACGAGGAAAATCATATACTTTAAACCAGTTCGTGCCAGAGTCATCAGATTCTTCAATGCTCACATCTAACGTAGGTGTAGTACCTGTAACAGCTGTAACAGGAATATTAACAGAATAGCCTGTGCCAAATGTAGGTGTAAATGCAGCAGTAGTAGTTGTAGTTGTAAGAGCAGCAGATGCAACGTCAGCGATAATACCAGGAATACCGAGGTTAGCAAATGTAACAGAAGCTACTGCAGTAACAGTAGTGACAGCAGTTACAGTAGTTACAGTAGTTACAGTAGTAATATTTGGTGCGTTATTAACTGCAACAGGAATAGCACCATAGATATCAGATGCAGGTCTAGCTGTGACTTCTACACGTTGACGCTCGTAGTCGAATACTCGAACAAAGCTTAAACGCATGTCAGTACGACGAATTGCAGCACCACCGGCGTTTGTAATACCCCAAACACCTTGACCAGTCAGCATAACAGTTGTACCGCCAGTGCAACCTGTAAAGGTTGTCGCAGTTGTACCTGTATACGCAATAAGTTGAGGACCACCAGATGTATTAATCCAGAAAGAACCAGAAGATGGGAAACCAGTTGTCGAGGCAACGTTGATAGTGCCTTGAGGTAATGTAGCACCGTCACTGCCAGCAGTAATAGTTGTTGTTACGTTGTTGGAAGGATAGCCACCAGAAGGAGTATAAGTTGCAAATGGTGGGACTACAGCTAAAGTAGTTCCGCCGATGGCAGCAACCTTCCATGGGCCGTCCAGATTGAGTGTAGCGCCTGCTGTGTTATCGCGAACACCCACAAGCTCGACTAAATCGCCAATAGAAACACCTGCCCAGGCAGCGCTTCCAATAAGCGCGAGTTGTCGCGTGCCATCTGCTAGTGTTTGTAGGGAGACGGACTGCACAACTTGGGCGATAGCACCTAATGCAGACATTAAGTTAC